GTTGCTGCCGAACCCTTTCTACTTTATGGGCAGCACATCGCCCGTCGTGTCGGCCTTGCCTTCTCTTAAAGCCTTCTCCGCGCGCCACGAGGTGCAGCCATAAAACTTCTTGTGCCAGAGCCGGTCTTCCTTGACCGGAATATCGCCGTCCTGTTTGTCCTGCGCCTCCAGCTTCAGCCAGTAGTCGTACTTCTCCGCGCGCGACATCTGCCCGACCGTGCTGTGTCCGTTCTGCGTCGCTGGGATTGCCACCACCTTTTGCGCGAGCCGTTCTTTTTCTGCCGCATCCACCGCCGCGCGCGCTTCCTCGATCAATTTGTCCGCCTCCGCCGATGCCTGTATCCCGGCTTGCGCCTGTGCCACCCGCTCCGCCTCCACCAGCGCCGCCGTGCTGTATTCCTCGGCCTTTTTCGCCAAAATAGTGACTTTTCCGGCCTTCTCGGCGCGATCCATAATCATGCTGACCGCCAGCTCGTGCAGGCCGACCGGCAGGGACTTTTTGGCCTTCCGGTATTCGGCCTTTTTCTCGGCGATAAAGGCGTTCTGCTTGGCTTTGCCGTGCGCGGCCACCTCGGCGCGGTTGATGCCGGCCAACATCGCGTTGCTGGCGACGCACAGAAATTTCCCGTCCACATACACGATCATCTTTCCCATATCGTTCGGGTCGAGGCAGATGTTCGACGCCACCTTGCCCACATGCAGCGGCAGCTCGGCGTGAATGAACCACTGCTTTTCGTAGCGGATGCCTTTCTTGGTGATGGTCGGCTGGCGCACCGGCTTGTACATCAGGATGTCCAGCGCGCGTTCGTTGGCGATGCGCTTCACCGCGCCGCTATAGCTGGCGCGCTTTTCCAGCGGGGTCATTTCCAATGTGCGGTGCTCTTTCATCCGGTAGGTTCCGGCCAGCCAGGCATCGGCCAGCTTCTGCATCTCGGCGCAGCTCATGTTCACCTTGACCACGGCGTTTTTCTTGAAAATCTGCTCGGCAAAGGTGCGCCGGTCTTCGATCACGGCGCGCTCGGCCACGCTGTGCCCCATGAAGTTGTCGAACACCTCCATGATGGAATGCACGAAGGTCTTGATGCCGCGCTCGACCATGCCCTTCTCCCAGGGGCAGAAGGCGGTGCAGCGCTCGACGGGAATGCCCATTTCCTCGAAAAACATCATCATTTCCCGGCTCACATAGTCCGTGCCGTTGTCCACTTTGGCCCCGTCCGGCACGCCCCAATCCAGCACGGCGGCGCGCAGCAGCAGCTTGTTGGTCTCGGTGCGCGCAGTCTTTGAAAACAGGATTTTCATGTCGCGCGACCACACATCCAGCACCACGCTGGCGGTGTGCCGCCCGTCCGTTAAATCATATTCGGCGGGCGTGCCGTCCATCAGCCACAACTGGTTGAGGTACGTCACCGCCTCGTCCTGGCTGCCCAGGCTGCTCATGTATTGGTTCTTGAATTTCTTTGGGCTGGTCGCCGCCGTCAGCGCCATCGCGTGCTGCTTCTCGTATTTCGTGCGGTAGCGGATCACCGCGGCGTAACTGATGAGCGGGCAATAGATTTCCCCCGTCGGTTCGGGGCCGAACTTGGCCACGCGCAGCTCGTTCAGTATCTCGGTCAGGTGCGTGTTCTGGATGTGCGGCTTCTCGGTGATCACCGCGAGGAAATATTTCTCGATTTCGGGATGCTGCTCGATGATGCTTTTCCGCTCGGACGTTCCGCCCTGTACCGTGCGCCCGTCGGTGCAGGCGATCAGGCCTTTTTGCTCGTTTTCCAGCACCCAGCGCTGGATCGAGCGGGCGCTGATCTTCGGGTATTTGCTGCGCGCCGCTTCGGATACCTTGAGGTGCTTTGCGTTGTAGTCGTCGGCAAACGCCTTGAAAGCCGCGTTTCTGCGTAGTTTGTGGCCATCTTCGTTGTGTTTTTTGTAGTACTCGCGGAACGCCAGCAATATGTCAAAATGCGCGTCAAACTTGAGCTGCCCGGTCATCGACAGCCGCTCGCGGATATCTAATTCCGTGACCGCGATCCGGCGCGCCTTCTCGGTCTTCGCCTCGCCGCGTATCTGCGCCAGCGCCGCCTGAATGTGGTTCGCCTCGGCCCCGTCCGCCGCGATCTTGCCGCGCGATTCGATCAGTTTGGCAATTTTGATGGAGGGGAGGAATTCGCGGCGCAGGCCGCCATGGCCACGGCTCTTGTGTTCGTTGTATTCCCAGCCTTCGCGCTCGACTACTTTAGCCCATCCTTCTGGCGTGGTCGGAAACCCCGGCAGTTTCAGCGCGGCCAGCTCGGCGCAGGAATAGTGGGTTTTCATTTGCGCGCCTGCCTTGAACCGCTGTGACCCGACAGGGATGCGCCAGCTTGCGAGCGAAGCTGTTTGCGGGCTTGTGCTATCGCGCAACGCTGCCTCTCTCTGGCCTGGAGAGCTCGTTTCGCCATTTCAAGAGTAAGCGCGGCGCAGGAGTAGTAGGTTGTCATGCTTTGCCCATGCTCTTGATATGCTCGATCACATCGGGTGCGCGGGCCGGTAAAGACATCAGCCGCGCCCGCCCGTTGCGCCGGTCAATCACCACAATCAAGGTGGCATCACCCGTCAACTCTGCCGCCAGTTCGGAGCTGACGCCTGCGGCCATCAGTTGCTCTTGAGCGCGCCCGAGCTGTACACGTTTTTCCAGCTCACTTCCGTAGCGGTGCACCGCGCTCTTGCTGATCCGGTGGCCCGCTGCATACAGCTCATCGGCGATGGCGATGTAATCGCCAAACTGGCTATCAAACAGGCGCTGGTCTAGTTTTTTCCGCACATCATCCGGCAAACGCTCAATCTTTGATCTCGGTGCCATTATTTCCTTACCCCTTTCAGTTTCATCACCGCTTCCAATGCCCTCTTGCGTTCCGAGAGCGCCTTTTCTTCCTGGTGCAGCCGCGCCCATTCCAGCAAGGCCGCATCGTCCGAACTCACCACGGCGCGCTCGCCGCGCTTCCGGGCATACAGCCCCAGCAGCACGTCCGCGCCCAGCGCGGCGTCGAAGGCCATCGCCCTCACCAGCGAGATTTCGCGCTTGTTGTGCGATTGCGCCGCGTAGCCTTCCAGCGTGTCCAGCGAGAGCTTTTCGCCGAGGTGGTAGCCCATCCGCTCCGCCACCGTTTCCCGGGTCACGCCGTGCGCTTTTGCGCTAAATAATGCTTCGTTGATGGTGGCGACGATCTCGATGCCGCAGGCCAGCGTCCCGGCGCGCTCTTCTGCCTGGGTAAACAGGTCGAGGCTGTAGGGGTCGGTTTGTTTCATGTCAGGATTTTTTTAACGATTGACGGCATGGCCGCCGCCGCTTGCGCTAGAATTGGCCACGTTGATGTTGTCGTGCCGCCGCCAGTGCCGGTAATTGCGCATCACCGCCTCGGTGTAGCGCTCCGGCCAGATTTCGGCTGGCGATACGCCCAGGGCGCGGGCGATGATGCCCTCGCCTTTCGGTTGCGGTTTGTTCAGCGTGACGCTTAGGTACTCGGGGATGACGCCGGCCTGTTTGGCCAGCGCCCTGAGAGTTCCGAATTGCTGGCGGATACGGTACTTGATGTACTCTTTTTCCCACCCTTGCTTGTTGCGAGGTTTTTTTGCCATGTCAGGATGTATGTAGTGATTTGACGGATGCCAGTATAAACAAACCAAAAACAAACCGTCAAGCGTTTGTTATTCAGTTTCTTCGCGTATTGGCAAAAAATTACGCATCATGTTGTATTTAATTGATTTATTTTTTTAACAAACAGGCGCAACAAATAACTAACTCGGTTTGTTATTCGATGAATAGGTTTACCAGCAAACAATTGGCGGATTTTTTACTGCCCGGCTACCCAACCACCTCTGTTGGGTGGGACAAACTATTGGTTCGTAAAGGCTGGGAATTTATTGAAGAGAAGGGTAGAGGCCGTGGTGGCATCCGCCGCGAATACACGCCACCGCCCGAAGTCCAGGCGCTGATCGATGCGCGCCTGCGCGGCGAGCTGCCCGCCGCTGCGCCCGTGCGCCAGCCTACTGACAGGCGCATGGCTGCACGTGCTGAAGTTACAGAAGCGGATTACATTGATTTGGTTCCGCCCAGGATCGGCGGCGCTGCCGCCAAGTGTCCCGGTTGCGGCTCATTCATTGGCATTATCAAGATTGATGGTCGCGTACACCTGGAATTTGATTGTCCAGGCGGAATTACGTTGATGACAATCATGGCCAAGCTTCAGCCTGTCTTCAAAGGTGATTCAAAAGCCCTGTACGACTTGAGTTTAAGAGCCTACGCGGTGCTATCGTTACTCACTGCGGGCAATGAAGATGCAATAAACAACCTGTTGTCGAAGCCTAGTTTGGTTTCAACATTAGCCGCCTTCTGCGAAGAGTTAAACGCCATACCACCACACAGCCACGCGCCACCCGAATCCAAGACGTAAAAAAGCGGCCTTTCGCCGCTGTTCTTTTTTTACTACTCCCTGATTATCACTGTGCCAAATGGCGCGCAAAAAGTGGTTAACCGTGTTCGTTTTTGCGTATTTTTGTGCCAAGTGTGTTTTTTGCCTTAATTTGCTTCTATCCCAATATCCATCTGGGTCACGGCTACTCCCGGTTATCCTGCATCCTGTGCCATATCAAACACTCCCCCACATTTCCACAGGCTGATGGCATTCCAGATCGAGCGCGCGCAACGCTACTACCGGCAGGCGCTCGAACATCTTCCCGCGACGGATCGCAAGGCGCAGCGCACCGGCCTGATCATGGCGACGATTTATC